TGTCGTTTCTGTAAAGTAAAGACATAGAGTTGCCTGGTATAGGTGGTTCTTCATACACAAACTTTTCGCCTGCAAATGAACAAGGCACAATGGAAAATTCCATGCCCACACCGTTAATTGTTTGACTAAAAGGCACTGTTGGCAGATCGAAATTTGCACCATTGATTCTGTACAACTGCGAATTTATTCCACCTATAGTGTCACTTTGTTCGGGTTTGTTTACAAATTGATTTTTTGGTAGGCTTGCATTGATGACTGTGTTGAATTGGTCCTGCCAATTGTCATTAGTAAGATCATTCCAAAGTATTGGTGTGTTTGCAATGTTTTGTCCATTGGAGTCTGTGACTGTTTCTGATGTTGAAACTGATGTTATTTTTAAAAAACCGTTTCCTGCTGTGTTTCTTTTTGGTTGATATGATATTAGTCTTGCTAGTCTTAACACAGAATCTTTACGTTCTGCTAGATCTATAAAATTTTCTCTGGCATTTAAGTCTACTCTATAGGAAATTGACTGTGCCACATAGGATATCATATCAATGAGTGCAACGTATTCCGATGACTCAATAAAGTCGTTAAACGATTCAGGATAGTTTAATTCTAAATAATCAATAAGGGTACGTCTAATAGTATCGAAATCATATGATTTAAAGTCAGCCTGTTGAAAGGTACGATAAAGTTTTTGCCATACTGTATTGGCTAACAGGGTATTTTGTCGGGTGTTAGAAGCCATGCAAGATATTTATTGCTTTAAAAAAGTGTATACTTAATAATTTGCCTGAGATGAGGTAAACACTTGACCTGGACCTTGAAGCAATCCCTGTTCAGAGTCAAATAACAAGTTTAAAGTTTCGCCGATTGCGTAACCAATGTACAGCACAGTTATTTTGACTTGTAAACCATTCTCAGCTTCAAACACTTCCAATTGATCTAATGCCACTCTTGGATCATAATTTATAACTGCTTCTACCTCTCTGATCACTGCGTCTTTAGTGTCTGCATCCAAAGGATCAAACAGATAGTTCCATAAATTGGTGCCAAAGTTAGGATTTTCTAATTTTTCACCTTTGCGTATGTTAAAATTATTAAGGAGATCCTGTTTGACCAGTTCAATGTCATACAGTTTTGGATCTTTAAACTCACGGCCTATGGTTGAAAATCCGTTGAATATTTGATTTTGCTGTACCTGTTGTGTGGTTCTTTTTGCATCTTTGAATGTTACAACTGCCATGACTAGTATTTAATCCCCTGCGTACACTGTGATTGCACTGCTAGTGATGGATCCTGCGTCAGCACTATCTTCTAGTCTTGCACATCCTATGCCAACAACAAACACTGTGCCGCTACCTTCGTTGATAGGAGCAGTGTGTGGCACACAAATTCCATCAGGTACATCATGAGAAACTGTGAGATCGCCTATTCTACACCATAATTTTGCTTCAGCAAACACTGTAGACTGACTGGGTGTGTCCAAGACTGTAGCAGTATCACAGAGGTGACCTGTGCTTACTGCATCTCCTTGTCTGGCAGATAATGGCATTAGAATCTATCCTCAGGCAATTCTCTGTCTGTTGCTGTGGGTGTGGTTTTGTTTTTGCGTTTGTTTTCATGTTCTGCATATGGTTCTGCTGTGGGCACACGTTTCATAATGCTTTCTCTTGCATTGGGATCACGAGTAGGACTTACACCTGCATTATCATATGTTTCCAAATTTGACAGCACAGTGCTTAAAACTTTATCCTCAGTGTTAAAATGTATTTCATTGTCTGTGTTTACAAGAAAATCGTTGCCAGCAAAAGTTTTTATGTCTGTGCCTGCTTTGATAAGACCGTTGGACCCTATGACCAGTTCATAGTTTGCACTGGATTCAATTCTAACTCGACCAGTGGTCAATGTTTGATCAGAGTTGACTAAATGGTTATTGTTATCTATGGTGTTTTGTCCAGTGGCTTTGATGTTGACATTTCTGCCTGCTTCCATGTTGATGTCACGTTCTGCTCTAAAATTAAAATCATTTTCAGTATGCACACTGACTGAGTCTTTGGAGTAGATATCTATTTTGCCATCTGCTGTGAATTCAATCCAAGCAGTGCCATCATTGTTGGTGATGTAGACTAGGCTTTCGGAATTGTGTAATAATAATTGTGCGCCTGAACGTGTACGCAATCTAATCAATTCGTTACTGATAGAACCTACTGCTTTTTTACCTGCAACAATTTCTGCAATGGCTGGTACGCCGTCATCCATCACAAATGACTGACCGCCCAGTCTTGAATGATGTACTTTACGAAAATTGTATTCCTCTTTAGGATCATTGTAAACTTTGCCGTGCCTATTGATCGATTCTCTTGGTGCAGTCTCCTGTCCATTAAAATCAATTGGGCCAGGTGTTGAAATTCCAAACACCTGTGAAGGAGTTTCTCTTCTTGCAGATGATGATGTGGTGCCTCTCACTGTGTCTCTTATAAGGCCTTGATTAATAAGTGTTTCTGTGGCTGGTACATGCACTGGTCTGAATTTGTAGGCATTATCATTTCTGGCATCAGTGTTGGTCCTTGCAATATTTGGTGTTTCTGCTTTTCTTTGTGCTTCTGCAACAGGAATTGGTGTTGGGTCATCTTGATCTGTGTTTTCATTATCTCCAAATTTTAAATCTTCAAAGTATCTTTCATTCTGTTCTGAGTTGCCTACAAAGTTGCCCGAGGCTGCCAACCCAGGAGTCATGTTGTTCATTAAATCTTCATACACACAGCCTAGCCAATAGCCTTGATTAGGATTGTTATTAGCAAACATCACCAGCACTTTGGAGTCAATGTCTGGTGGTACCATCCAAAACCCGTATGATTTTTGTGTTTGTGCAAATTCTCTTGTGCCTGATCCTGTTTCACTCAAAGGAGTTTGTCCTGCAAAAGGAGAACAGTACTGCACTGTGATTGTTTGTGCACCAATGTCTTTGTTGGTTTCATCGTATGCGCCATGGATATCAGGAATGTATACACCCAATCTGCCCATTCTATTTTGGTCAGTTGGATTCTTTACATACCCTATGTAAGGTCCGGCAAACTGTTGGATTTGATCCTGTACTGATCGTTGCTGTTTATCTAGTGCCATTAATTTATTTTAACCTATCTGTTTTGCTCTTATTGCCTACGAGTTCTATTAAAACGTTTGGCAAGTACAAGTCTTTATATTGGTCAGCTGGACCAAACTCTCCAGTGTTTACAGCAACATTGGACGTGGTGTTATTGCCAGCAACACTGCCTCCAGATGCATTTATTTGTGTTGGTGATCCTTGTGGTTTTGAGATTGCACTTTCTGACGAAGGTGTGCCCGTAGATGCATTTCTTTCTGTTGGTGATCCTTGTGATTTCGAGCTTGCTTCTGCCTTCTCTTCAATTTTTTTGTCTGTTTCCTGGTGTCTCAATCTTCTCATCTGTAGTATATTAGTATATAAACCTCCTGCGAAATTACTCTCACACAGATAGACTGCGTATTTGCCTCCGAAGGATGCCGCGTCTTGTATTTTGAACAATCCTGTGTCATCGTCTAGATCAGTTGGTGTTTTAAAATTTACCTGCACATATACTTCGTATGCATCAGGAACCACAGCACCATTGGCATCTATTAGCGGAAAGCTACTGCTGTTATGAGACCCTGCAAAACTTCGATTGCTCACAGTTTTCTGTTCAATCCACAGAGGATCTCCCAGTATTTCCATTTGCACAACCAGTAAATCACCTGCAGGATCATTAAGAATTTGTTCGAACAGCGTGGACATTTCTCCATTCACAGTGTTTAAACTTGCAATGAAGCCGTCTTTTCTTGTGGCTATTGCTTCTGATACGATTGATGACGTGCCTGCACCCCGTTGTCCTGTGGTGTTGCCCTGGCTCCGTATAAGAGCAGGATCGGTGCCACTGTAAGCATCAGTTGGAATCTTACCATTTCCTCCTTGGTCAAAATATGGAATGGGTTGAAAGTAAGCAAATCGATAGGTGAGGTCAAAGGCTAAAACATCTTTATTTTTTCCTGTGTAGAGATAATCATATGTTCTCACTGGAGTTACGTCTTTCACCAAATCCACTGCTTCTTTTTTAAAATAGTTTGCAGACACCTTCTGTGGTCTGAGTATCCAGATGAATTTATACACAGGTCTTTGACCGCCACCGCCACCACTGGCTCTTAGAATTTCAACTCTTGAAAATGTTCTTAATGTTCTCATAAAGTCGTCTTTGGTATTTTTGGGTTGCATGTCTGGCTCAAATTGTGATCTTACAAAGTCACTTTCTTTTACAATGGCTTCTATAAACAGTTGCACAGGAGTGCCTGCAGGCACAGTGATGTATCTGCCTCTTTGGCTAGGTGGCCCTGCCTGAGCATTTGTGACCTGTACAGTATTTTGCAGATCTGAATTGGTATCATAAGGAATCCTGGCTTCTAAAATTTCTTTGTCTGATTCTTCAACACCCAGTGTGAATTCATCTGCTTCTGCTATCTTTTTTTCTTTTTTAAGTGTAGATTGCGTTTTGTTAATTTTGCTAAAAAAGTCTTGAATTACTTCTTGCACTGTGTTGCCCACCACAGTGATTGCTTCTTTGGTCACACCGTGTAGTTCAGTGTTGGCCAAACCTGTGGTCGGCACAGCCTGACACGCATATGTGGACACTCCTGCTTCGATTTTCACATCCACAGCACGAATAGCGATAGGAATAGTCCTTGTTGTTTTAGGAGGAGAAGTGGCTGCTGGATTTTGATCATCGTCTACTCCTCTAAATTGTATCTGCAGTTGAAACACTGCTTGGAGATGACTAGTGTAGCCCAAATCTTTCGATGCTGTTATCAAAGCATCTGTAAACTGGTACCGTAAGGTTCAGTCACATCAAACGATACTTGATATATTGTACCAGAGTTTGCTCCTCCTGCTGTCGGTGATAGAGAATTTCTTATCACTAGATTGTCAATGTAGTAGTCATCTCCTAGACCCTGTCCTGCTTTGCCGGCGCTTTGTGCAATGAGAATTTGATCACCGTCGCCTGTGTTGTAAGAGGCAGATGACAAACAACTGAGACTGATGAAATAATTGATTGGCTCGTAGTCATGTAAAGGATTGACTAGTTCTCCTAAATCCAATTTTTCTTTTGGTGCGGCTGTAGATT